TTAACTAGTATACTAATAAATCAATCTTATAATCCACAAAATGATAAATTAATAATGGTGGCTATGGGTATACTTCTAGACGGGTCTTACAGAGAAAATATTCAACCAGCTGGAGTATTCGATTACATAGAAAAATACACTAGAACAACTGGCAGTGCTCCACCGGGGCTTTACTGTTACAATTTTTCTGTGCATTCAAATAACTCAGATTTGCAACCATCAGGTGCTATAAATATGAGTAGATTTAATCAAATCGAATTAGAATTCACAACAATTATACCGCCTTTAGACCCATTGGCGCAAAGTTTAACTATTTGTGATCCAGAGACTGGTTCTATAATTGGAGTTAATAAGCCTACATGGCGAATTTATGATTATAATTTCGATTTACATTTGTTTGAGGAGAGAATAAACGTGGTGAACTTCATCGGAGGAAATGTTGGATTGATGTATGCTACATAAATCATAAATATCTTGTTAGTATTATTATGAAGATAATGTAGAATTTGATGCTGGCGGAGTTGTCTGATAAAATTGTCCTGTTGCTGATACTGTCATTGGATATTTTGCCTCATAAAAAGGCATTTTACTCTTTGACGCTAATGGTATCGCATTTGAAATACCCTCGCTATATTCATCTGCTGATTCTCTAGTTTTATTATAGAGTTTTAAACCTTCGTTAAATGATTTGGTCCATAAGTCTAATCCTTGATATGGAACTTTTAGTTCAGCATCTTTTGAATCTGGATATATTTGTGCAAAATCCGCATTATGATTATTATAACCTGTTGTCAATGGACTGTATTGTAATCCCTGTTGTCCTAATTTTCCACCTGCATCATAAGGCGGAACAGCTTCAGTTATACACGGATCTTCTTGTTTAGGACCAGGATTGCAACCTTGACAATCTATATCGGATGTGCATTGTTCTCTAGTTATTGCGCATTGTGCTTGAGGTCCGCAAAAATTCTTACAACTAATGGGGTCATTTATTGGTAAATTAACAGTGTGACTATATAATGGTGAATTAACATCATTATAATTTATCACGGCATCTTTTGGATATGGTATAACCTTTTCGGAGTATCTCTCAAATTCGGTTAAAGCATTTGTATTTATACCATTGGTTGAAGAATTGTTACCGTTGGTTGAAGAATTGTTACCGTTAGTTAAAGCTTCTTTCAAAGAAATTTTATTTAATATCAAACTGCTACCATATTTTATTACTAACCAAAATAGAAATAAACTAACAACAGTATATAATATTGTATATTTATAATTTAACATTATATATATACAATTAATATTATATTTTAATTGTTTTATTTATAAGAATTTAATATATATTTATTATAACTAATGTCTACAACAGAAGATACAAGTACAATTGATGAAAAAAAAACCGAAGATACTGATGTTACGCCGGATTTCAAAGGATTTATAACTAATTATATATCTAGTATAGTATTTACTATAGGAATAGCTATTTTTTTTATTGGTGGTCTTGGATTATACACCACAAAAGTAGCTCAATCTAATATTCTTCCGGATAATATAGAATTAGCACCATATACCGTTTTTGATAGAGTGGTTAAAGAAATGCCTATCGATATGAACATTATGAGACCGACTTTTTGGTCCGAAAGCAAAGACACAGTTTCTCAAAAAGCTATATTCAATTCAGTAGAATATTTAGACAGTTTTAGTGACGGGTTTTTATGTTCTTTAAAAAAGAATGCGAACCCAACTACAGGTTTATTAGCTAATGCGCCTTTATTTTTTTCGCGTGTTTATGACAACTTAATTGCGAAAAACTTTCTGGCTATTAACAGTGTTTTCTTTTATTTGAGTTTTCTTCCTGAAACAGTGATTATGTTTTTGTATGGAATATTCGGAATATTTATTTGGATGGGGTTATATTTCTTTAATCTATGCATAAGCATTTTTTATCATTTTATAAACATACCTGAATTATTTAGAAACGCTGATGAAACCGATAAATCAAAATGGGAATCCGCAGAACAAATATCATTTGTAAGATTTGTTAAATTGGTGTTGTTTTTCTTCTTATGGATTCCAATAGGATTATGTTCTACCTTTATTATGCCTATAGTTTTTACTGCATATGGGCTAATTTCTCCGTTATTGGCAACTTATAAAATTCCAAAAACTAACAAAACGTATGGGGTGTTAGACTTTATAAAGGATACATTTGCTTATAAGAAGTTTTTCTTTTTTATTCTAGCTACACTAAGCTTAATATCGAATGGTTTAAAATATTTAGGAAATAATTCCATAATAGGGATTATAGTGGCTATTGGGTTTGCTTATTTTATGGGGTTGTATAATAACGAAATGCCTGAAACGGGTAGTGATGGGTTCACTAGTAAAATCCGACAAAATATGAAGCAAGCGCCAGTTGTTCCGATAGATGAATCAAATCCGAAATTAGTAGAAATATGTAAACCGGTCCCTGTAATAGATGAAGAGTTGGATGAAAAACTTAGTAAAGGAACTATTAGACAAACTACGAAGGAAAAAAATAAAGGAGGTATGTCTGAACTAAATGATGAACTAAATGATTATGATAATGTAGACCAACCATTAGATAAATCTGTAGAACAACCTGTAGAACAATCTGTAGAACAACCTGTAGCACAACCTATAGATAAATCTGTAGAACAAAAACTACAAAATAGACTAATATACTTAAAGGATGAATTAGAAAATGCAGGCCAGGATATACAAGAAGGTTTAGAAACAGATAACTATAATGTAATGAAGAGAGAGGTTGATGAAATCGAGAGACAACTAAATGACTTATCACAACCGCAACAAACAGGAGGTAAAAAAAGACGAGGACACCATACAACAAAGAAATATAATATAAGATTGGTTTAATAAATGATTTAAATATAAATTATAATTTAAATTTAAATATGGGAAAACATAAAAAAAATAAAACGAATAAAACTGAAAAAAACGAACAATATCCATTTGTTAGTTTGTGCACCCCTACATTTAATCGCAGACCATTTATCCCTTATATGATTAAATGCTTTGAACATCAGACATATCCAAAAGATAGAATTGAGTGGATTATTGTTGATGATGGAACAGACCCAATTGGAGACCTTGTTACCCATATTCCACAAGTTAAATACTTTTATTGTGAAGAAAAACTGCTTCTAGGAAAGAAACGTAACTTGATGCATACCAAATGTTCAGGAGACATAATAATTTATATGGATGATGATGATTATTATCCAGTTGAGAGAATTTCACACGCAGTCGAAACATTACAAAAAAACCCATCATATCTTATTGCTGGTTCATCGGAGATGCACATATATTTTGATTCCAGAAATGCTGTTTTTCAGTGTGGTCCTTATAAACAATACCATTCCACGGCGGCGACATTTGCATTTAGAAAGGAATTATTATTGCAAACAAAGTATAATGATGAAAACGCTCTTGCGGAAGAAAATACATTTACAAAGGGTTATAGTATTCCACTTATTCAATTAGATACTTTGAAATCGATATTGGTTTTTTCGCATAAACATAATTCATTAAATAAGGAAAAGTTGCTAGAAAATCCACAACTGACTAGAACGGTTCCTTCACGATTTAAAGTTGATGATTTTATTAAGGACCCCGTTTTAAAACAGTTTTATATGTATGATATGAATAATGTTTTAGAAGGGTATGAACCAGGTAGACCAGAAAATAAACCTAAGTTGCTGGAACAAATGAAAAAAATGGAAGATGAAAGAACAAAAAGAATGGAGGACCATTATAAAATGTTAGAAGCACAACAAAAAATATTATCTGGATGTTGTAACCATACCAATAACCATAACCATAATCATGTAAATAAAGATATAGAAACTCTTCGTAATGAATACGAAAAGAAGATTTCTGACAAAAATTTATTGATAAATGAGTTGCTTAAAAAGGTTAAAGAAATAACGATTGAATTGAATGAATATAAAACCGGTAAAATCGTGTTGAAATAATAAATATATTTTTTGAAACAATATAAAGGTATAACCCATTATAATGTATACTATAAGAAATGTTTTACGAAGACCACTTTGACCCTACTGTTGATAATGATATTGCATCTGTTGATTTACGAAACCAAAAAAAGCGTTCAACAGAGTCAGCAAGAAATGCCGATAAGAATTATGAAAAATACACTATTACCTTAAATAAGGTATGGAGTGACGGCAGATATTACAAAACGGTTACTGTAGAAGACCATGGTTCTGGGCAAATTGGTTCTAAAATTAGAAATGCCGTTACAGCTCAAAGATATAACCATTTAGTTGGAAGTATAAATGAAGATTTGTTTTTCAAGGTTTCTGAGGCAAGTGGCCTTAATGGAAGAAATGAACCACTTAGACTATATTATGATACTCCAGAACAATACGAGAACCACCATTTTGTAAGTGTAAATCAAACAGTAAAGGAAAACTGGTATGCAAAATCATTGGCTGCCAGAAAGAGGTTAAAGCTATAAATGTAAAAAATTTATAATTAGTAAATGATATTCTTTATTAATTATATTTAAAATTAAAATACTTATTCATCAATTTCGTCATCATCAAGTGAAACATCTTCAGTTTCACACGCATTTTCCTTTGTGTATTTTTCTAAATATCTATATATGCGATTAATATCTAATTTAGAAATATCGTAATTTTCAAACAACAAGACAATTTCATTATCAGTATATTTATTTTTTAAATCTAAAAAGAATGCAAACATATCATTCTTATCCATTGATAATTCTTGGCACAAATTTTGAATAAAAATAGAATTATTGTATTCAGTAGAATATTTTGTTAGTACCTTCGTAAATCTAACCTCGGCTGGATTAAATTTTTGTTTCTTTTTTGAAGCGAAAACTTCATGATACAACTTGTTGTTTTTAAATGTTTTTATTAGTGAACTCATTTCGTTAAATTGCCATATTTGCTTTTGAAATGTTATTCTATCTATATAATCTGCGAAACACATATTATCCAAAATCTGTAAATAAAATGGAATTGATTCTTCCTTCTTTATTTTACCCAATACATCAATAATATTTTCGTGCCATAATAGTCCCACAATAGTCCTATCAGTTTCGTTCATAATTGTTAAATGTTCTTCAATAGAATAATTATTGTTAATTAATTTTTTTGTTATTTTTCTAGTATCGTCATTATAAGACTTCATTAAAAATATGTTTTGAATTATGTTGTTGTTTAATACATTTTCTTTATTCTTGTATAATTCATAAATGGTAGACAACTTTCTTAAATCTCCTTGTATATAATTAATTACATTTACTTTTATGGTTTCGTCTAGTAATGTAGGTATTATGTTGTCTATAATTAAAGCCATTTGTGGTTTTGTTGGAGACTTCAATTCTATTACGTGACAGACCTTCATTAGTTCTTTAATTTTTTTATCAATATGATAATTGCCAATACAAATTATAGGATTTAATGTAATTTCCTCTAAACGTTGCTTTTTTGTTTTTTTTGGTCTTATTATTTTTATTAGGGAATTTATGCCACCTTTATCACCATTATTCATTCCATCAATTTCATCCATTATAATAGCTATTCTTTGTATTTTTTTATAAAACATACTCATTACATTTTTATCAGACATATTATGCTTAGTTATGGTATCTATTATTGATTTGTTTCTTATATCTCCTGCATCATACTTAATTATATCATAATTTAGCTCTTTCAGGATTTTTGTCACAAATGTAGTTTTACCGGCTCCAGGGTCACCATATATGTATATTCCTTTTTTTGTCGCTAGATTATGTTTATTAATCTCAAAATCTTTCAATATCTCTTTTATTTTATCAGCTTCTTCATCACGGTTAAGTAATTTATTTATATTTATGTTTTCCATCTTATATATTTAATTACATTCTTTTTATGTTGGTTTTTACTCAAACCTTGTTCTTCAAATAATTCTGTTATTAAATTTCTGCATTTTTTTGATTCATTATCAAGAGCATACATTTCTAAAAATGTTATGTAATTAGAATAAATATAGTTTTTATGATACCATTTTGTCATTTCAAACCATCTTTTACGGTTTTCAACTAACAATTGTTTAAAAACAAAATCATTATCCTGTCTTATCATTGCACGTATGTAATTCTCTATATTTCCTTTACTTATCCACTTAATTACTAAATGGTGGTCCTTTAAATAACTTTTTTTTGTTAAAAATGTAGTTATAGATTGTGGAACATAGTAATAAATTTCTCTTACAAGTTCTTCAGGTAATCTATCCATATTTTGCCCAAATTTCGCAGGGTCATTAGAAAATCTTCCCATATAAATATATTATAAAGATTTTTTAATATATTTTCTTATGAACTTTGTGTATCATCTGTTGTAGTTGTATCGCACGGATTTTTCACGCCTGATGTAATTCCGTCCCAAGTTACTTGACACGAATTAGCCCATTTATATTTAGAACATTCTCCATTTTCATCTGTAAATGGACTTTGATTAAAATTCATTGTGCCTTTTTCTCCTTCTGTTGGTATATTACATCTTCCTAAACTATGTGAATTAAAACATGCTTCACCGTTACCAGATAAATCTACCCAATAGTCAGGACAATCACCTACAACAGGAGGCCATGTTTCCGATGATGATGCTTTAGATAATGCTAGTCCTATTACGACTAATAATATTATTAGAACAATCAATGCTATGGTTAATATAATTTTTTGAAAATTCATTTCTATATAATATACTTTTAAAAAAAGTATAGCAAAATTTAGAGTGTATAAAAAATTAAATTATATGAATGTATTATAATATGAATAGTACTAAAAGTTCAAACGGAAGAGTTGATATTATTAATAAAACGCAGGCACCTGATCTATCTAATTTATTTGCAATGTATGATAAAATTCCTGCTAATCAATGTGCTACATTTAGGGAACCTACCTTAGGACAATGGGATGAAACACCATTATCTAAAGCTTATTTCTCTAAAGAAAATATTCAAATTGTTCAAAATGGTATTAGAGCTGGTGTATACCAAAAATCAAATGGTCAATATGTTGTTGCTCCTCAGGATTGTGATTCTTTAAAGATTGTTATGAGAAGTGTATTTCTCCAACACGCAGCAAATCAACCACAAAACACTTCTGGACAAATTGAGGAACTAAATAAGATTGTTTTGGATTATTGCATTCATAATGTTTATTCTGAAGCAAAAGGATATATGAAATATTTATATGATGTTAGCACATTAGCAGTTCCATTGTCTACACCAATAGTAGAAACTCAAAAGGATAAAAATAATTATTTAATGCCAAAATGGTTTTAGACAAACGAACAAACTAACATAATAAATATATATATTTTTGTATGAAATAACTAATTACAATAGAAAATACAAATGCTAGTCCGCCCCAGAAACCAGCACCTAGTTGTTGATAATAAATATTAAGACGATTTCCAAAAATTTTGAGTTTGTAAATTAATACATCAAGTATATATCCTATTAAAAATGCTAAAATAGAAAAATAAATTAAATTTGTAAAATTGTTAGGTATAACAAAGCCAAATAAAAAATAAGAAAACAACATTGTTATTACAAGCGCAAATAAAATAGTTATACCAGCATCAAACGCGCTTTTTATAATAGACTGTTTATAAAAATATGATTTTAAAGATGTCACCATATTAAAATTTGTAGACAAATCATTTAAAATAATATCAGACATAAAAGAAACAGCAAAATTTAAGAACGTAAATATAATAACTGATTTATTTACACTCATTATAATTATACATTTTACTTAGAAAAAAATAAAGTAAATTTATAATACCGATTTGCATATAAAGCTAACACAAAGATATAATTCAAATGCTTAAAAGACTATTTGTTAGTTCATGTCCTTTTTTAAAGGGAAAAAATAGAAGATATTGTTATACACAACCTAATTCGGAAGACATAGCCGGGACCCTTATAGCTGAGACATCTAAACAGAAATGCGCTGTTCCAAAAGAATTAATTGAATTTAAGGAATTACAAAAAAAACAAGAAAAAGAATTAAAAAATATTAAAGAACAACTAACAAACCAATTAAACGCAATTGAAAAAATAAAATACTATACAAATGAACAAACATTTATAATTGATTCAATGTCTACTATGCAAAATTGTACATTTATTTTTATATTTTTAACTTTCATTAGATCAATTTTTCATTAAGCCTTCTTTACAATCATCTTCTTTTTAGGTTTGACCTCAATTTCTTCACTAACTTCTAATTGAATATTCGATGCCTTTTTAACAACTTTCTTAGCTCCTCCTGCAACCTTTGTAACTGTTTTCTTCTTTTTTGTATCCCCTTGTTGTGCTTGTTCTCTTTCTTTTTGATATTCTAGATACTCATGTTCAAGAATATCTAATTCTGATAACCACATTTGTTGTATTGTTGTTTCCTTAATACGGTCCAATTCGTCTTGTTTCAATTGATGTTCTTTAAGCAATTTATCTACGTTTTCCTCAGATACTGAATCCATTGGCATTCTTATTAGATACTTGTATTCTTGGTCATCATCAATTGTATCATAATCCTTATCTTGAAGCATACTAGTAATTTCTTGCTTCTTCTTTTTTCTTAGGTCAATTGTTCCGTTTATTAATTCTTGAATATACTTTGCTTTATTTGATAATATAAGAAGTTCTCGTTCCAATGCCTCAATCATAAAGTCTTTTCTATCTTCATAATACTCCAAACGAATATCATAGTAATCATCTATAATCTCTTCAACATTATCATACTTTCTCAACTTGTCTTCTGAGTTAAACAAGTTCATATTTGTAGTTGAACTGGTTGTATACAATTTTAACATTTTCTCTAGACCATTAGCCCCATATTCTCCCTTTCCTGATTCCAATTCAGCTAATTTGCCTTTCCCAAATGTTATTACAAATTCAACAGTGGTATCTGTATAATTCTCAAACACATCCTTTATTACTGGCGTAATTTTCTTACCCTCCTTGTCTTTATCATTTTGCAAGTCATTCA